TAGAAATAATGTAACAATAGATAGATCCTTTAAGTCTCTCTTCCACACAATAAAAAAGATCTTTAGTAAATCGAAGACGACCCCCCTACCCCCTAGTCAGAGGCCCCAGGGGGTTAATATTATTCCCCCCATTTTACCTGAGTCTCCAAAATCTCATATTAGATCGATAGAGCGCAATTCTGCACAAAACGTATTATCCATATATGGAGATGAGAAAACAGCAAGATACTACGCTCATGAAATGGGAGGAAGATTACTGGAAAGGTTTTTAAAGGGAGAGAAAGGTATGCCGGATAAAAAAAAGCCGACTGCTACGCAGGGTGTTAATATAGAACCTTGTACTTTGGGTTTGGCGGCTGGTGGCGTGGTTGCTGAAATGAAATGTTTGAATTGGCCATGTGTATTGATGGAGATGGATGATGATTTGGAATGTGATGGCAGAAACAAAGGCTGTGCAATGTACTATAAAAAATCAACGGCGAAAGAATGCCGGATATGTAAAACAGCTTTAAAAGATTTCCCTTCCATCGATGGCCAGTACTGCCCGAAATGTAATTGGGATAATGTTCCGAGGACAAAATCATTTCTCGGAGTTGACTGGGGGAAAGATGAGAGAGATTAAGTTTGGAGGCAAAGATGTTGAATCAGGGAATTGGGTGTATGGAGGGTTTTATGTTTCGTTAGGGCTAGGGAATTGTATTATAGCACATGGAGACGGATGGCGACCTTCTTACAACGATCCAGATACAGGCGAAGGAACAATTTTTACTACAGTAAAATCTAAAACAGTAGGACAATACACCGGCCTAAAAGATAAGAACGGTAAAGAAATTTATAAGGGTGATATTGTAAAGACTATCGCTCTTTGTAATGATCACAGCCAAATAGGTGCTACTGAAATAATGAATGTCTTTTATTTTATGGGGAATGCATGTTTAAGATGGGACAAAAGAGAAACTGGAATACCAATTTATCCATTGAATGTAAATCATTCACTAGAAATAATTGGAAACATATATAAAGAGAAAAAATGAAATACAATAGAAGTGATTTTATAGTTATGGCCGGATATATAATATTCATCTTAATAGTAATGGAAGTAATAAAATGAAACATCAATGTACTGGATGCCGGTATTTCTATGAAACAGATTGTGTTAAAACGGAAACGAGATACGATGCTTTATTTGATGCAGTAAGAATTATCTCTGTAAAAGTCAGAGATAATTGTTGTGGACTTACTCCGGGTGGTTTGGTGTTGGATAAAGAGCAGCCGAGATGTAGTTGTTTCAAGGAGACAAGGTGACAAAATATAGGATGGAGGATCATGTCAGACGGATCTTTTCCGACATGATTGATCCAGTGAGCTATATCGATAGGATCTGGAACCCGACATTTGAGTGGCAGAAGATGGCACTTGATCCAGTCCCTAGAAATATTATGCTCATGTGTGCGAGGCAGAGCGGCAAGTCAACAATCGTTGCCGGTCGAGCCTTACATACCGCAAAGCACAAGAAGAACGCTCTCGTGTTAATAGTAGCCTCCAGTAAAGATCAGGCAAAACAAACAATGCAGAAGGTTTCTGATTTTATACAATGTGATCCAGAACTTATAGAAATGCCTGGAGACTCAACTTTCGAGAAAAAATTCCTTAATGGGAGTCGGGTTATCGTTTTACCAGGAACTGAAAAATCAGTAAGATCTTATTCAGATCCAGACCTGATAATTATTGATGAAGCGGCAAGGGTAGATGATGCGACATATAAAGCTTTAAGACCAATGCGTACCGGGAACCCTAATTCAGCAATAATAATATTAAGTACTCCATGGACAAAATCAGGATTCTTCTTTAAAGCATGGACTAAGAACCCTGCCTGGAAAAAAATATTAGTTGTTCCAAGATATGAATTGGCTGAATCAGGGAAAATAATTGAAAGGGCAAGTGAGGCAGAATTTAAGGCTATTCATAAAAAGAACGGAATAGATGCTTTTTATTCTCCAAGACACTCTATTGAATTCCTTTATGAAGAGTTAGGAGAAATTGGGCCTATATGGTTTAAAAGAGAATACGGTTGTGAATTCCTTGAGGGAATGGAAAGTATATTCTCTCTTGATTTGATCGAGAGTGCTTATGATAATTCGATCAAGGTTGAGGGAATTGAAAACACAATGTATTCAGAAGATATAAAAGTAGATAATTTCTTAGATATTGTCTACACAGGAGTAGAGGGATGACAACAGAGGCGGTAAAGGAAAGATTAAATGGACTGAAGAATCTTAGAGATATTCAGGGACAGGCTGGAAATTGGGATCATAACGAATATATGACTGGGTTGTTTAATGGCCTTGAGATAGCTATAGCGACTATTGAAGGCAGAGATCCTAGTATAAAAAACAAAGAGGGTGTTGTATGAGATATTGTTGTTGTATGGATCTTGGATCAGAACAGGATTATGCATCACTGGGAATACTTGAAAGAATAGAGAGAGTGCGAGATCCTAATATTCCTACTATGAATTCTAGGCCGATAAGAGATGAGAAGATAATGATTGTATCTGAACTTCATCTTAAATATTTAACAAGGATTCCGCTGAAAACTCCATATCCAAAAATATGCGAGATGACAAGAGCAACAGTAAACAATCCGAAATATGTCGGTGACATTCAATTGGTGGTTGATAGAACTGGTATTGGAATTCCAATAATGCAGATGATGTATTTATACGATCTGGCTCCTATCGGCGTAACCATTACAAATGGGAACCAGGCAACGTCAAGGAAACATGGATATAATGTACCAAAGAGAGATATTGTTACGGCGTTGATCGCTGCATGGCAATCGGGACGGTTTAAAATGCCTCCTCCAACTGCTCTGCCGATTATAGAAACTTTTGTAGAAGAGCTTCAGGGATTTAAAATGAAGATTGATGCGAAGACAGGACATGATAGTTATGAGGCATGGTTGGAGAAAATTCACGATGACTTGGTTATGGGTGTTGGTTTAGGTGTCTGGTGGTTTGATAAAACACACGGAATTTCCAGTGTAGTAAATAAAGAGGATATAGGATGAAAGAAGATATAATAGAGAAGTTGGGGATTACAGAAGGGCAATGATTTAAAGCTAAAGATGGATCTGTATATTCAGAATTAGGTACGTGGATTGCTGATGTAAGAGGCTCAGAAGATCTGATAAATTCAAGCGTAATTACCGCTGCTCCAGAAATGCTTGAGGCTTTAATTTCTGTTTGTGTCCTTTTTGAAACATTCAGACATTATAAAGATATGGAAACAATAATTTCTGTAATTCAAAAAGCGACCGGCAGAACATGGAAAGAAATAAAGGAATTGATTAAATGAAAACAGCATTACAGAATATAATTGACTGGCTGATAGAAGCAGAAACGGAAATAGAATATGGACATATCAATATATCAATAATAAAACATCAGGGAGACATTACTAAAATTGTAAAAAATGCCACTGAAGTTGAAAAGATAGATCAGAAAAAAAAGGAGAGGGAAAATGATCAAGGGAAAAGAGAATAGGAGAAAAAAATGATAAAAGATTTTACGTTACATTTTACTGTGAAAGGTCAGAATATTTCTGATATCGAAAGAGTATTTGAAAATGCGGATTTGCCATTCCATAACGATCTAACATCTATTCAACTACATCATTGTTTTTTAACAAAAGAAGAAGTTATACAGAAAGGATTCTCTACTAGTGTAGTGGATATGTTAGAAAGGTGTAGTGATAATATTATTTGCTGGAATAAATCAAGTGAGACCCTATTTAATGCAAGAGCAAATATGATAACAACAGTTAATAGAGCACATGGAACGGCTATCTTTATTGGGGATATTATTGAAGGTGTTTTAGAAGAATATAATCTTGCCGAGCAGTCTGGAATAAATATTATAAAAATTCCAATTAAACATAAAGAAATATTGCACGAAACAGGTGGAGGAGAATGAAAATTGCAATACATTTGACAAACCTTGCAGGAAATTGTAATATAAATGCATAGATTGGTTGAATAAAGAGGTTCGACTCGACTTAAAGCGAGAGATCTTCCCCCCTGTTATACGGAACAGGTTTGGAAGGTCTCTCTTTTTTTTGGTGGTATAATGGCTGAAAATAGAATGGTAAATAAAGTATTAGCTCACTGGGAGTCTTTAAAGGCAGAAAGAAAGCCTTGGGCTGATACTGTTACAGAAGTATTAAAGCTTGTTATTCCGGGCAGAGCGAATATGCAAGTTAATACAGATCCCAGAACATATACGGTAGATAGAGAGTCGAGAGATGGAACCGCAAAGTCTTCAGCTTATTTTATGGCTACAGGACTTTTAGGGAATGTTTGTTCTCAGAGATCGGCATGGTTTAAGACTATTCCAGAACTTCCTATTCATGAAGATATAACAGGGTTAAGAGAATGGCTTGATACAGTTGATCGAGTCTTTTATCATATATTTAATACCGGGAATTTCTACGCTTCTGCATGGCAGGGGTTTCTTGATTCTGCTACAGCCGGGTTAGCTTCTATTATAATGCTGGAAGATCTGAATGAAATGACGGTTAATTTTACCACATATGCGCCAAGAGGAGCTTATATAGAAACAAACGCTTCTAATGTGGTCGACACCTTCTTTCATCATTTCACTTTAACGGCAAGGGATATATTAGAAGAATATCCAGATGCAGAACTTCCAGAGAGTTTTAAAACAGATGCCGAAAACAATCCTTTCAAAAGATTTGAAATAATCAATGCAATTTTTCCCAGAAAAGATAGAGATATATATAAGATTGATAGTGTCAATAAACCGTTTGCATCAGTTCATATTCTTCTGGGAGAAGGAAATCTTCTAAGAGAAAGCGGATTTGATTCGTTTCCATTGAGTGTTTTTAGATATGAATTTGATTCAGAGGAAGTATATCCTCACTCTCCTTCTATTGATGGATACGCAGATATTCAGAGATCAAACGAAATAAGTAAAGCTACAACAGATGTAGCTCAATTGATATCTAATCCAACAGTTGCAGTACCTTCAGAAATATTTAACGAGTATAAAATTCAACCTAACTTTAAGCTAAAGGTTATTGATATGGAGAGATTGCCAGTTCCTTTACAGGTTGGACAGGGCTATCCTATCGGCAGAGACAGAGAAGAATTATATAAAAGAATGGTAGAAGAACATTATTTTAAACCGTTCTTTATTATGCTTGCTCAGGCAGACGGTGTTACGATGACAGCTACCGAAGTTCTTGAAAGACAGGGAGAGAAAGCAACTGTTATCGGTGGGCTTGTTTCAAGACTGACTAAAGAATTTTTAGATCCTATTTTTGCCAGACTGTTTGTAATAGCAGCAAGGAATAAATGGATACCGGAACCACCTCCAGAATTACTGATAAGAAATATTCCATTATCAATAGACTATATAGGGCCGTTAGCTCAAGCTCAACAGCGATATCTGAAGACACAAGGGCCGGTTGCATCACTTCAAACCTTTCTTCCTCTACTGGAAGCATTCCCTAATATGGCCTTAATAATAAAAGAATACGAACTTGCAAAACATGTATTGGACGGTGGAGGAATGCCGTCAGCGATAGTTAGAACCGAAGATGAATACAATGCTATCTTACAGCCAATACTAGAAGCACAGGCACAGGCACAGCAGGCAGAGACAATGAAGGCAGAAGCAGAAGCATTAAATAAAGGTTCAAAGGCTCCAGAGCCGGGATCTCCTACAGAGGCGGTAGCTAATGCAGGATAAGGAACTTAACAAAAAGAAAACATTAGAAGAAATAATCAAAAACAGAGAGAAGGCTAGATTAGTCTACGATCCAGAAGCAGGGAGAGTGTTATTAACTGATCTTCTCAATGATTTAGATTTTTTTAATATGGACTTGCAGACAGAGCAGGACATGGCAAGGCAGAATTCCGCAAGGAAACTGTTATATAAATTAGGAATATGGCAACCGCATAATATGAGAAGGATCGTAGATGCTCTTATGAATATGCCTTATGCCAGAGAGGACGAACACAGTGATTAAAGTTTTTAGAGACCAAGGCGACAAGAGTGGTGGTGATGTTACAACTACAACTCAAGGGGACAAGGTAGAAAAAACCGGATGGACTTCAGCGGTTAGTAATGAAATTTTTGATGCACACGGAGAAGAGCTTGTTAAGCACGAGAATATCAACTCTGTACTCAAGGATTTTTACACCCAGAAAGATCAACTTTCCAAGGCTATTGTTAAGCCTGGAGAGAATGCTTCTGAAGAAGAAGTAAACAAGTATAAAGAGAGTATGGGAATACCTCTTAAACTTGAAGACTATGAACTCGGGGAAATCCCTGATGGAGCAACTAAGGATGAAGAATTTGATAAATGGATTAAAGAGCAGTCTCTTAAATTGGGTTTATCAAAGGATGCAACAAAAAATCTCCACAAAGAATTCAAAACTTTGGAGGCTAACGCTATTAAAGCAGAAGTTGAAGCTAAAAAAACAGCGAAGGAAACAACCGAAAAAGAGCTGAAGGTAAAGTATGGAGACCAGTACGATGCAACAATGGCTAAAGTTGTGAAAATTATGGATCTCGGTGGAACTGAATTTAAGGCCAGACTTAAAGAAACTGGATTAGATAATGACCCTGGCATGGTTGCGGTTTTGGCAAAACTTGGTGACTTGATTTCTGAGGACTCTTTAAATATTCATAGAGACCAGCAGAAGCCACACAAGAAGACACTTGCCGAAAGGATGTATCCAGAGCAGGGCAAATAAGTAAGGAGAAACTAAATGTTTAATCTTTTATTGGTAGCAATGGCAAATCCGACACTTTTGGATTTTGCAAACAGACTCGATGAGGACAATAAGATTGCCGCTATAATCGAGCTGCTTCATGACACAAACGAGATTCTTCTCGATATGACCCCAATGGAAGGAAACCTTCCTACCGGCCATAGAACAACTGTGAGAACAGGGCTTCCAAGTGTTACATGGAGACTTTTAAATTATGGTGTTCAGCCAAGTAAATCTCAGACAAAACCTGTTACCGATTCTACAGGAATGCTTGAAGCTTACTCAGAAGTGGATAAAGCACTGGCTGACTTGAACGGAAATACAGCAGCATTCAGACTTTCTGAAGATATAGCTTTTCTTGAAGCTATGAATCAGGAAATGGCTTCTACTATGATGTATGGAAATGTAGCGGTAGATCCAGAGAAATTCACAGGACTTGCTCCAAGATATTCTACAATAAGTACCGATATGACAAAATCTGGATACAATATTATAGATGCCGGTGGTACTGGTTCTGATAATACTTCTATATGGCTGATTGTCTGGGGAAATAATACAGTACATTCAATTTACCCTAAAGGTTCTCAGGCAGGATTTACTCATGAAAATCTTGGACAGAAAACTCTAACAGATGCAGCCGGTGGACTTTACGAAGGGTATAGAACTCATTACAAGTGGGATATCGGCCTAACAGTAAGAGACTGGAGATATGCAGTAAGAATAGCTAATATTGATTGGCCAGCAACCATTACAGATACTTCCGCTCCTGATCTTGTTAAGTTTATGATTGATGCTCTTGAACAGGTTCCTAATCTTTCAATGGGTAGAGCTGCTTTCTATATGAGAAGAGAAATTAGAACAGCTCTTCGTCATCAGATCAGAACTGATAGCAATGTCAATCTGACAGTCGAAACAGTTGAAGGAAGAAGAGTTGTTTCCTTCGATGAAGTTCCTGTTAGAAGAGTTGATGCTCTACTTGCTACAGAGGCAAGAATAGTATAATAAATGGCCGGTATATCCGGCCTTTAAGGAGATAACATGTATATAGATAAAAGTTTGATTTATTCCGATGATCAGGCGATTACCGGAGATGCAGCTTCTACTGTAGTGGTAAACGCCGTGAAAGCTGGAGGCCCACACCAGCACCTTTACCTTTATGTAAAATGTGCGGCAGCCTTCAATACCCTGACAAGTATGAATATTTCTTTTCAGACTTCAGATGATAACTTTTCTGCCGACACAACAGAAGTTTTTACAAAGTCATTCCTACTTGCAGCTTTAACTCTAAACGCTGAGTTAATTAAAATTGACCTTCCAATGAATCTGAAACAGTACACAAGAATGTATTTTGATGTAGTTGGAACAGATCCTACAACTGGAGCTATTTACGCAGCGATTGTTGAACAGATTGATAATAGCCACGAGGTAAGCTAAGATGCCAGCACCTAAAAAAGTAGCACCTAAAAAACCGGCAGAAACAAAGAAAATTCCTAAAGGATATTTCGAAGCAATAGCCGGAAAGTATGTGGCGAAAGTTGACTGTACCTTTGGAATATCTTACTTCAAAGCCGGGGTAAAGGTTTTAAGAACTGCCGGGGGAGAGATTCTGCCACATCATTTTGTTCTTGAAAAAGAATTTAAAAAGATGCTGGAAGAAGCAGAAGCTAAAGCGGCAGCAGAAGAAGAAGATTACTAAATAATAGAGGGGCTTTAATAGCCCCTTTTTATTAGGAGATAAAATGAGTACCGAGACAGAAATTGCCAATAGAACACTAAGTAGATTGGGACAGACATTTATCACTTCTTTGGCTCAACAACAGAGCATAGAGGCAAGATTATTAACACTCTTTTTCTATTCAACGATAGATGAATTGTTGTCTGAATTTAAATGGAGTTTTGCTATTGAGAGAATAGCCCTGGCTTCTGTGAGTACAGCGAATCTTACAGAATATTCATACAAATATGATCTGCCGAACAATTACCTGAAAGTAATAACCATGTTAAACAGTACTAATTACAGCGATATAGAAGATGGATGGAGAATAGAAGGAACCAGCCTTTATACAGATTTAAGTCCGGCATACATTAAGTATGTGAAAAGAATAACAAATGCTACAGAGCTACCTCCTGTTTTTACTGAAGCTTTAATTTTAAGACTTGCTATGAAAACTTGCATAAAACTAACTCAAAATAGAACATTATTTAACGATATAGCGAGAGAGTACAGGCTTATGAATCTTACAGCTATGGGTGTTCTGGGGGCTAGTGATAGACAAGATCCAGCGGCCTCAACTAGTTGGAGTGAATAAATGGCTCCCAAGACATATCCTTTAATTAACAATTTCTCGGCAGGGGAACTCTCTTCAAGAATGGAAGGAAGAGTAGATTTAAGAGGTTATTTCCAAGGCTGTAAAACAATGCTTAATTGTTTGATGGTATCTCAGGGTGGAGCCGAAAAAAGGCCGGGAACAAA